CATTCTCCTATTGCTAAAGCATAAACAACGTATAAATCCCTTGAATCATTATTATTTACATCCATGTAGATAATCTGCGCTCCAACACGCCTATTTCCATATATGACAGGTATTTTTCCTCCAGCAGAACTTTTATTAGCTAATATGTCTTGACCTTTAGCAAGCATTTGTCTTGCTTGCATAAAGCCTTTAACACCTACAACAGCAGTAACAGCAGTAAATACATAACTAATTTTTTGTAATGTAGATGCAGCCTTCCAAGCTGTTCCAATACTTCTAAAAAATGAAGCTAATGCTGACCAAAATGCCATTTATGCACCCCACCTAACATCTTCTTTAACTTGAGTGGCAAATTCCATACCCTTATCACCTGTACTAAATGTTTGTTGCGATTCATCAGAATAATGTCTGCCTTTAGTTAGATTCCAATTTGCCCAGTGACTTGCAACAGTCATATTTAAAATTGAATTATCTATATCTTCTTGTATAGATACATTTCTAATTTGACCAGTAAAAAAATTAATTGCACCAACAATAGTTTCGTCTACATTGAAATAAGCTAAATATATTTCTACAGTCTTATCTGTAAAAGAACCATCTTGAACTAAAGACCTAACTTGGTCAGTTATATTAGAAAAACCTAAGTTAATCTCATTAACTTGTAATTGCCCTGTTTCAGTTGTTGAATCTACAGTTAAAAAAGAACCACCAGCTTCATAACTATTAGAATCATAAGTAACATTAGAATACCAATCGGTTAATCTAATAGTCGATGATAAATTAAGCTCAACAAGAAAAGCTGTCTTTGTTGCTGTAGATGAAACTTGATTTTGTATTGCAGTTGATAGGCTTCTTGGCATTAGGTAATAACCTCTCTAACATCAAATGAAATAGTAAATAAACCACTAGCATCAGTAGAATACATAATTTCATTGTTTTCTAAATAAACTGTAAATTGAGGTTTATTAACTGTTACTGCTTCATTGTTTGCTAAAGAAGATACTAAATTTGGTGATATAAGAATAGTCAATGCACCACCACTATCAGAATTCATATCAGTTTGAACCATGTAAACTTTAGAGTGATTAGCAAATTTAATTAAATCACCTGCTTTTAATGCTCCTGTTTGATTGACTGTAAAACCATCTAAGGCTATTGAGCCATCGCCAGCAGTATGAGTTCCTACTACTTGTATATCTGTCTCAGCTTTTCCAGCTCCTAAATTATCTAATGGAGCTGCAATAGTAAAATCTTCAAAAGAACCTTTTTGTTTTTGTAAGAAAGCAAAAACTTCTTGTGACTTTTCCTGTTGTAAAGGTGGCATTGCAACTGTAAAAGAAAAATATTGTGAACCTATTTGCCTAACTTGTTTTCTACCAGATAAAGTCTGATTTAAAAGTGTTGGTCTGTTATCTTTAAAATTTAATGATCTAAAATTAGGATTTGTAGGAAATTGACCTGACATTAAATAACTCCCATCTTGCCTTGATTATTCATAGCATTATTAATAATTGATGTTATTAAACCTTTTCTTGATGCTAATAATTGGTCAAATCCAGCAGCATCAACTGTTGATATATTAAAGTTGACTGTTGCTCCCATGCCCTGACCTTTTGTATGGTCAATAACAGTTTCATTAGGATGTAATATAGCTGGAAATCCACCTTTACCATCTACACCACCTGTTCTTGATCCAAGACCTGTAAAACCACCACCATCACCTGAAGGTATACTTGTTGGTATTGTTAGTGACGAAGTATCTATTTTAGGTTTAAAAAAACTACCAAATGATGCAAACATTTTATCTATAACTAATTTTTGCACTGCAATTCTTATTAATTCTCTTACAACAGAAGTAGCAAAATCTTTAAATGATGCTTTGCCTTTTTCTAAAAAATCCATTGTTAAATCAGTCATGCCATCATAAGATTTTTTAAATACGCTTTGCATTTCTTCTTGCATGGTTTTAATACCAGTAAAAAAATCTTTGTAGCCTTTTTCGGCATCCATTAAAAATTGTTCTAATGCTGTTAATGGTGTAAATCCTGTACCATCATCATCATTACTGCTATTTGGGTCTCTTCCTAGTAATAAATCCATAAAAGAAGGAACTTTTATTTTTTCAAATACTTCATTAGTTCTTTTTTCTATTTTTTTACCTAAAGCAGCAATTTCAGCATCTAACTCGGCATCTTTCTTTTTAAAGCTAAATGTTTTTTGAAATTCCTTAAATTTAATCATAAATCTATCTACCATATTTGGTAGTTTTCTTTTAAACACCTCTTGAAATACTGTACCTATCTCATTTCTAAATATATAAGCAGCAGAAATAACAGCAGTAAAACCGCTTATTAATGCAATAACTGGATTTGCTCTCATAGTTACATTTAGTGCTACAAAACCTAATCTCAATTTATTTACAGCAAAAAGCGTAGCAGCCAAAACTGGAATTAATATTACGTCTAAGTTTTGTGCAAATTTATTTACTACAGCAGCAAAAGTTGAAAAACCATTAGTAGCTTTTTGTACATCACCAACAATAAATTGGAAATTATTTCTTAAAGCTACACCAGCCTGCCCAAGTGTCATAGGCATGTCTTTAATTTGCTCATTAGTTTCTTTCATGCCAGCAATAAGAATTGGCATTACGACTTCGGCTGTTAATTTTCCAGCATGACCAAATTCTCTTAGTTCACCAATGGTTTTACCTAGTCCGTCAGCTAACATTTTGGTTAAAATTGTGTTGTTCTCCATTACAGAACGTAATTCATCACCTCTCAAAGCTCCAGAAGCCAAACCCTGTGCAAGCTGTCTAGCCGAGTTATTTGCCTCTTGTGCATGTGAACCAGCAATAATAAATGTATTTGCTACTGTTTGAGTAGCATCAGCAACGTCTCTTTGTGTTGCTCCTAAATGATCTGTAGCTAAAGCAAGCCTTGTATACAACATGGCAACCGCATCAAAATCTGATCTTGAGTCAGATGCAATTCTTCTCATGTGATTCATGGCTATAGCAGTTTTGTCTGCACTGCCAGTTAAAGCGTTCATTCTATTTTCAACGCCAATCATTACGTTAGCAGCATGCACTATCTCTCGCACACTAAAAGCAGCGACAATAGTATTTCTAAGATTTGCTAAGGCTTGATTTGTACCATTGATGTTTTTCTTAAAGCTATTAACTGCCTTTGCAGATTTATCATTTCCAATAAAATTAAAATGAATATCTGATTTAGTTAGAGCTGCCATTTCTTTCTTCCTTTATTTCAAGATAAGCTAACCATCCTTGAAACTCCTCAACTGTCATTTCTTCAATTTCAGCTAAAGTTTTGTTTAGTTTTTCAGCTAGTGCATATTTTATGTATAGCTGCTTATCTTCTATTACTTTTTTTTAATTTCTTCCTGCGAAACATTGTTCATCATTTCGCTTGATACTCTAATTAATACATCTCTATCTACCTTCTCCAATAAGGTTTTCTTATCAGCGATCGTAAATAACTTTTCACCTGCTTCATCCAATGCTTTATAAATTAAAACGTAGACTAATAGTTGAACATCATCATCTTTTGCTAGTTTCATAAATTTAGAAGTCTCTGAAAGAGTAATTGGCTTACAGTAAATCTTTAAAGGATTATCTATATCTTCACCCCATTCAGAAACTTCTATAATTCTAGTTTCTAGTCCGTCAAAATGCTTTTTTGCGTTATCTATTGCTGACATAGTTCTATGCTGTTGCTAGTGTTAAAGCACCTGTTCCTTGAACAGAAATACTAGCTTCAACCAATCCATCAAATGATGCACTTCTTGAAACACCAGTCACAATAGCTGTACCTGAGTAGTATTTTGCAGAACTAGCTGTACCCTCTGGGTAGAACTTAATTGTTACGCTTGTACCTACAGTTAAAGCTATTTGTGCTGTATCTGCTTCATCCCAAAAAACATCTATACTTCCTGAAAAGGATGTTAATGATGCTAAATGAGTTCTAGCAGAATCACCCATAGATGTAGTTTCAACTGTATCAGAAGTTTCCTCAACAGCATAAGACCTAATTTCAGCTACTGCATCAGTTCCAACGTGGACTGTACCCTCGCTGCCTTTATGTATTCCCATTTTCTTTTACCTCGTTTTTATTTTTTTTTGAAGAAGATTTAATTGTTTGGGCTGCTTCTTCTTTCCAACCCATATTCATAAATGACTCAACCTTTGACGGATGAGCATCTATAGAAATATTGCCATCTGGACTAATCATTTTCATAATTTGCCTCCTTTATAATGCTACGTCTGGATTTTTTTCCTTGACATAGTAGTTAGTTAGAAAGGTCATTGAGACATACCCTAGTGGTTTCTCACCTTCCGCATTAAATTCAATTTCAGTAGATTCTAAATAAGTATCTTTTGCTAAACCGCCTAGTGTTCTATCACCTGCAATAGCTATTTCAACTTCCTTACTGATTGTATCTATGGTGTCATCGAAGTTACTTGCAGCTTTTGCATAGCCTTCTACAACCACACTTAAATCTCTACTCATTAATCTATCAGTGCCAATCACTATTGGCTCAGAACTTTCAGACTTTGTGTAAATAACTAAGGCTGGAACTGTCTCTAATGGATAAACTCTTGATTGGTAAACCCTTGTTGCAGTTGTTGTTAAGTTATTTAAAACAGTACCAAAATATTCACGCACCTGCTGCCTTACATGATTTGCCACTATATTTTCTCCAACATTAATGCTGAAAAACCAGTTCTATCTGATTGGATATTAACAACAGTATAATTTTGTGCTGGTTTTAAAATGTTTCCATCAACATCTTTTATTGCAGATACATTTAAAGTATTACCAAATGCAATACTAGGAACATCTACAGTTCTGCAATAAGCTATTGGCTTTAATGCCTCAACCCCTATTCCTTCTTCTTGTTCAACATATTCATTATTTAAAATAATATTTATAGTTGCTGCATTGCCACTACTATTAGTGTAAACAGCAGAAACACCATGTCCGTATGAAATATCAAGATAAGCAGACATATCATCTTCAGTCTCTAATCTATATTGAGACATTATTGTTCCTCTAAAACTAAAGAAACTAAACCTGTATTGTCAGGCTCTACAGTTCTTACAAGAAAAGTAGTTTCTGGTTTTAAAACATTACCTGCATTTGTTGTTATTGCCTTTACAACCAATTTATCTAATTGAGATATATAAGGAACATCACTAGCTTTAACTATTGCTCGGGGCTGATATCCAGCAACAGGAATAGTACCGCCTTCAATATTAAAATATTCTTGGTCTATAATAATATTTATATTTGTACTATTACCAGAATCAATATCACTATATGAATCAATCAAACCAACTCTTGTATCCCACAATAAGCCACTATTCATTTCAGAAAAAACAGCAGTTACCCCATGACCAGTATTTATGTCAACGTAAGAATTAAAATCTGCTGCACTTTCTAAAGGCATAACTATTTAGAAACTCTTTTCTTTGGAGTTTTTACGTCTGAGGTTTTTAAACCAACGCTTCTATCAACTTTTTTTGCTTTTGGTTTGCCAACATGAAGTTCGGCTTTGTTATAACTGACTAAAGCTCTCCCTTCGTCAACATCTAACTCAACAACTTCGCCAGCTTTTACATTTTGCTTATTAGCAACTGTATCTTTAAGTATTAAATATTTTTCCATAGTTTTTTCCTTTATAAGTGAAGTGGGAGTTAAACCCCCACTTCTTGTTGTACTAAGTACCATTAACTAGCTTTACAGAATGAGACTGCATTTCTAACTGCAACATCACAACTTTGTAATGCAACAATTCTTACAGTTCCAGACTTGCTTAATGAATAAGGATCAACAGTTAGGTCAAGACCGCCAAAGAAACCAATTAATAAATCGCTAAAATTACCAAATATGTAATTATTAGGAGAAATTTGATTACTTCTAATAGTGTTATAACCATTAACTATGCCATTATCAGCAACAAATACTGGCTCTGAACTACCAATTTTTGCAGTAGTTTTTAATGTTCCATAGTTACTTGGTGTCATAATATAGTGAAGATCACCTACTAAAGCATTATCAACAGCAACAGCAGTTTCCATACTTACCATTTCTGTAAAAGTAGGAGCAGCAGCACTAGATAGTGATATTGAATTAATACCTGTCGTATTCAAAATTCCTGTTGGATTACCTGAAGAACCTGAACCACCAATAGCAACGTCATCAATTTTTAATGCCATAGCTCTTGCTAAATCATCTCTTACTAAATTCTCAACATCTAAAGATGATTGGATTAATAATTGTCTCGTCATTTCAGTAAAAGCACCTAAAGTTCTCATAGACATTGTTACTGAACCCATTGTGAACTCAGACTCACTTGCATCTCCGCCTTCAGAGCTTATGAATGAAGCAGAAGAAGCAGCAGTTTTCTTTGGTATCTTTACGTCACCGCTTAAACCTTGTAGGTTAGTTGCTAGTGGCATAACAGCACTGTTGTTTCTTAAAACATCAATAAAAGAACCACCTCTGTAATCTTCAGCAATTAATGTTGAATCATCAGATGAGTTTAAATCCCTTTGTGACCAGTTATTAAGAATTTCAGTAGGTAACATAATACCTTGAGCTGTAGTTCTTTGTGCTTCAGCAGCAGCGTTTGAACATTCAAATTCAAATGCAGCAGCTTCTTGAGCTTTCCTATCAGTTGGATTAGCTAAAGCGTTTATAGCTCTTAATATGCTAAACCTTTTAGTTTCTTTTTCAGTAAGACCAATTTCTGATGGAGTTTCTAAAGGCTGATTGTTAGAAATGTTATCTAATAATACTCCTCTAAATTCTTCAACAGAGATACCTTCTGAAATAGCTTTATCGGCTAAATCACGTTGTCCATGCCTTGAAGCTAAGTCTAATATTTCTTTTGAATTTTTTTGAAAATCAGCTTTAGCTTTAGCGGTAGTTTGTGATCTAACTTCATCAAGATTAATTTCTTGTTTTTCGTTTTCCATTATTTTTACCTTTGTTGTTTGTTTTTGTTTATCTTTAGAACGACCAACTCCGACTTTTTGAAAGTCTTGGTCTGCTGGAATTGCAACAATACTAGCCT